CTAATAATTTTTAGCGGCCCATTGTTCACACTCATTCGCAGTATCTCGAGTAGCTGTATAACGTTTGCCTAAATAACGAACAGTGACGCGCCACGCGTCCCCGCACTTAACCGGTTTTTGCATAATAACACTCCAAATTTCGTGGTACTGCAATGGAAATATAAAGCGTTTTTTAATGCGAATTTTGAATTGACCTATAGACAATAAAAAAACCACCTAATTCTTTCGAATTAAGTGGTTTTTGAATTTTGGAGCGGGAAACGAGACTCGAACTCGCGACCCCAACCTTGGCAAGGTTATAATATTTTAAATAAATCAATTACTTAAAATTGAGTGGTGGCACAATGGGGGCAGGGCGATTTTATTGTAATAAAATATTTATTTTACACATTATATAAGTTATTTTGTTTACTATTATTAGAATTACTTATAAGGTGCTTTTAAATGTCAGTAACACTTAAATTAACAGATATCCTTTCAGAATCGTTTTTTAAACAAAACACGCCATTTGAAGATATTAACGATTTTGTTCAAAAAGCGGGTGTTACTATAGAATCTGTTGAAGACTATCAAGCTCTTGAAGAAAGTGAAAGTTTTAACAAATTCATCCGAGAGAACACTAACTATACTAGCTTTAGTGATATGAAAGGTAAAGCAGCTGCAAATTATGTTAGAAATCGAGTATTGAGAAACTTAAAATAAATAAAGGCGCATAGAGCGCCTTTTCAATTTTTCCGTCTAGCTTGCCTTTGAGCTTTAGCCTTATTTAGATTATCTAAAATCGGCATGACAGTAGCAGGGTTATAAAGGTGTTTTCCGTCACCGCCTAGATTATACGCCCTTAACTCATCGATAATGGTTTTTCTCGATAAATTATACCGTTCCACCAACCACGAAGCCGGTACGCGGTTCGGTATTTCCTCCGCTTTAATTTCTAAAACTTTACCGATGTTTGGTACATCGTCATGAATAAAAATTTGTGGTGGTTTTTCCGATTCAACTACAACAATATATTTTCCCATTACGCTACTTCTCCAATGCTAATTAAAATTTCTTCTGGTAAATCGTTTGTGTCTTTTTCAATTAAACTTCGCATCGCTTTTTCATTGCCTCCATTAATAAATCTTGTACTTCTCGTTTAGACTCACGGCGCTCCATAACAATTTCATCCATCGTGTCTTTTGCAATGATGTGATAGATATAAACAGGGCGGTCATAACCTGCTTGTGCTTGGCGTGTCGGTCCAATACGTTCGATAATTTGTTGGTACTGTTCTAAGTCCCACCAGTGAGAAAAGAACACAAGGATGTTTCCACCGTCCTGTAAATTAAGCCCGTGACCTGCGCTTGCAGGGTGGGCAAAAAGCACAGGGATTTTGCCCGCGTTCCAATCGTGAATCGTTTGCGGGTCTTTATCTAAATGGCGACCTTTTGGAAACGCCTTTAATAAACGCTCAAGGTCGCTTTTAAAATGGTATGCAACCAATACAGGCATGCCCGCTGCTTCTTCAATTACCGATTCAAGCGCCTGAATTTTTAAATCATGGATTGGGTGCCAAGTGCCGTTTTCATCTGTGTAAATAGAGCCGCTTGCAATCTGCAAACATTTCATTGTTTTTGATGCTGCATTGAAGGCTTCAACTTCGACCGTTTCAGCTAGTTCAATGAACATTTCCTTTTCCATTTCTTCATAAGTCTTACGGGCTTTACCTATAAGCTCTACTTCGATCGGGTAAACAATTGGTTCTTTAATATTGAAATAATCTTTAGCTTCAATACTCAAACACACGTCATTAATTCGCGCATGAATTTCGCCTTGGCTATGATCAAACGGCACAAGATTAACGGCGTTACGATCTACACCCACTTGTATTTGTTGGAACCAACGATCAGTAAAAGAACTGAAACTTGTGCCTAATCTTTGACCACGATCTATGAACCATAATTGACCCCAAAGGTCTTTAAGTCCATTGGGTGCAGGCGTTCCCGTTAATTCAATGAATCTTTTGACTCGTGTATGTGCAACTTTACCTAGGGCACGTGCACGTACTGAACCTTGTCTTAAACGAAAACCTTTAAGCTTTGTGCTTTCATCAGCGACCACTTTTGTAAAAGGCCATTTGCTACCTAGAAAATCAATTAACCATGGTAAATTTTCATAGTTAATTGCGTACGCATTTGCTTTTTGTTTTAACGCTCTTACACGGTCTTCAGGCGAACCAACTACAGCAACAACTTTATAGTCCTGTAAATGTTCCCATTTCTTAGCTTCATCGGGCCATGTGGTTGCAGCAACTCGCAAAGGGGCAACTACAAGAGTCGGCCCCGGCTCAAACAATTCAAGAATTTCTAAAGCGGTGAGGGTAGAAGATGTTTTACCTGTACCCATTCCCGCAAACACGGCGCAACGTTCATTATCAAGAATGTGATTGATAATTAAATGTTGGTAGTCGTGCGGTACGAATTTACGTGGCTGAGTCATGAGCTTGTCTCGATTTTTAATTCTTTAAGATTTTCTAGGCTTGAAAGAATTACTGTGTCGCCGATAAAAACATCGTCTGGATACGACCAAAAGGTGTAACCGTCTTCTTTGAATCCCTTAATTTCATCAAGCCCCCAACTTGTTAAACCAGATGCATAGAGTTGTTGGGGTTCAATACTAGAAAGAGGGATAAAATAATTTTTGGCATTCTTTATGTTTAGATCAGCTAGGGTCGTGTCGTAATCATCTTCAAAAACCCAAGTGTCAAAAGTTCCGTCCGCGTATGATTCAATTGTTTTAACTTTTGATTCAACACAGGCGCCAAAAATTCTTTTGTAGCCCATGCTTTCAAGCACGCGGCAAATAGCTTTTAAAGGTTGATCTGCCGTAACGGCTATTTTCATTCTTCTAAATCTGATCATTTCTTGATTCCTTTAATTTTTAGAAGTTCCTCGCCAATTTGTGCTAAGTAGGTACGAGTTGTACTTTCTAAACGGTTTTCTGAAATGCAAAATCTTGCTGTTACAACTTTGAAAAATTCATAAGCCTCTTGAGCATGTTTTAGAATTTCTGCATTTTGTTCTTTTAAAACGTGAATATCCTCTGATTGCCCAGAGTTATAAGCTTGCTCAATTGCTGCGTCCAACGTTCTACGCAGGTTAGTGCCGCATTCATGCTGAATTCTTTGAAGTTCATTCATCTTAGTAACTCCTCAATTCGCTCTATGCTGTCTATAACTTCAACTCGTTGGCCCATCTTGCGCATGCGTTCATGTTCACGTGCTTGGGCTGCGGTTGGCTTTTCCTTTGGTGCCTTTAGCTCTGCCCAAAAGGTATTGTCTGGTAGCATTACTAGACGGTCAGGGGCAGAGTTGCGGCTAATCCATTTAACCTTGCGAACTTCACCCCCTAGGGCTTTGACCTTGTCCACAAGGTATTTTTCAATTACTGATTCGCGCATATTTACGCCCGTAAAGGCATAAGCACAGCACGTACGTTTTTAATTTCTGTACTTAGAAAATCAATATGTGCAGCGCTTGAAGGTCCGACTGTAGGAGTTACTTTTACTTGTGGCACCAAACTTTTATCGCCAAGGGTTTTTGCAATTTTTTGAAAATCGACTAAGTACTTCCAATCGAAAGTAGGGTAGTCGCCTTCGTATTCATCGCCTTTGGCTTTTGGTATGACACGCTGCCATGTAGGGAATTTATTATCGAAGGCTCTAAAACGTTCGCTTATGTCTGTGCCTATTACTTCCAAAGTACCGTCAAGCCCGTCTAAGGTTACTTTTACTAATTTTTTTAGGTCTTTAATTCCTGTAGCTTTCTTTGCAAGAAATTCAATTGCATCACGTGGAATAATTACCTGTTGGAGTTTGCTATCTAAGCCCTTAACTTCTGCGTAAAACATTCTGTGACCATCAGTTGAAACAGCGTGCCCTTGGTCGATAGCAACGCCCTGTAAATAATGGCGCACATCTTTTTTAGCTGAGCAGATAACAGCGGCTTTTAAAGTTGCCAAAGGTATTGAAAATTTAATCATGGTGTTAATCCTTCTTATAGCGATATGACTCAAAGCCTGCTGCCGCTAAAGGCAAATCAAGTGCCCATTCGGGATTGGTAGCAAGCAGGCTTGATAAATGTTCGTGGTTGTATTCCGGTACGTCATCGGCTTCTGTAATCACCTCATCGTGTACAGATAAATCAATTTCGTAACCTGAACTGTCGATTAATGGCATGTTATGGCCGAGAACATCGCGGGCAACTGCTTGCGTAATGTTCTCGGCAAACTTGCCGCCATAGGTGTAAAGGCGTTCCCATTTACGTGTGTACTGGTTATTGCCCATGTAAGAAATTCTGTTGTCATCCGCTTTTGCACCCGGATAACAAAGGAAACGACCGCTTGGCAATTTGATGTAAAGCCAAGAGCCTTTTTTAATGAAAATTACTTTGCGGCATGGAAAAGGCTTATCAGGGTTGTTAATGGCGTTAATCGCTGCCACACGTAACTCATTCCACCATGCAGAAATATTCGGATGCGCGTAACGCCAAGAGCGTTTGAACGAGTCACACACTAACCATGTGTTTTTCTTTAAACCGAAAGTGGTGCGTTTCTCTTTCTTGTGCCATTCCCAAGCGCGGATTGCTTCGTTCATTATGCTTGGGTCAATGCTGTCAAAAGCTTGTGCGGCCATGTCGTCAAGGTCTAAGCCGTATGCAGCTGCGAATGTTAAAAACGCGCCCACACCGCCTTCATAACCTAGGGCTAATTCCTGAACCTTACCGACTTGACGTTGCTCTTTGTCTACTTCTTCAGGCGATACGCCAAATGATTTTGCATAAGCCAATTTATAAAGGTCGTGGCCTTCGCCCGCATCGAAGTCATAGAACGCTTTAATTTTCCATGTTTCGCCCGCAAGCCAAGCTAATGCGCGGCCTTCGATGTTCGATAGATCGGCTACAACGAGCTTTTTGCCTTCTGGCGCACAGATACAACCACGAATTGCAGAACTGGTAAGCTCCATAACATTTTCATAGAACATATCAGCGCAGCCGATTTTTAAAGTCTCAATGCCTTCATCAATTACATCTTGTTTGAGCGTAGGGCGCGGCAAGTTTTGCGGTTGGAATAATCGGCCTGCCCATCGTCCTGTGCGTGATGCGCCATTGAACTGTAAAGTGCCACGCAATCGACCGTCTAAGCTTACGCCTTTAGAAAGTGCATTGTATTTTGCTGTACTGGTGGTTGATGCCTGTAAACGGATTGCAAGCAATTCGCGCACAGCAAGCGGCAAAGCGTCATCATTAATACGGCGCTCTAATGTTGCTTTTTGCATATCTGGCAATGAAACACCATGAGCTTCGAGAATGTGTTTTAACATCGCGTCGCGTTGGGTAGCTGCTTGCACTTCACCATCTGTTAATGCAACCGTACGTTTTGCCAATCCTTTTTGCGCTTTGTCTACTGCTTCAATTGCAGATTCAACAAGCTCAAGATCAATGCAAACACCGCGGTCATTAATTTTTTGGTCAAGGTGCCAAAGCGCTAATTCAGCCCCACGATAATTCCACTTTGGAATTTTCTTGTGCAATTCACGCATAGCTAAAATATCGTTCTTGGCATAATCAAGGAAACGCGCCCATTCAATCGGATGGGTTTCACCAGTTGCGCGGCGTAATTTTTGATTAGCGGGGCGGGGCTTACAGAAAAGCTGAATAAGTTGCTTACCTGCTTTGTCTTTTGCCTTGTCCTGATCAATCTTGAAAATCTCACAAAGTGAATCAAGCGAACCGGGTAACGAATGGCTTAGAGCTTGGACCATTGTGTCTTCCCAACGTTCGATTGATAGAACAATATCAAGGCCCATTTTTGGCAAAGCATGACGTAAAACAGTACGGTCAAAATGTGAATTGTGAGCGATAAGTTTTACTTTTGGGTCGTTCAGTAATTTGCAAAGATCATTTGATAAAGGATTTGATGCAACGTCTTCAACATGAACAGGGCCGTCATTTAATGCCCAAGCAAATACGGTAATTTCAACTTGTTCTGCATAAGCGTGCGTGCCGTTTTTAATTGGCACTTCGCAATATGTTTCGAGGTCAAGCCAAAGGATGTCGCCCATTTTTATAATTCCTATTTTGCTTTGGTAAAGTGAACGCAGAGGGTCAGCAATACATTCACTTTCCAAAGCAACCCGCATAATGCGAGATGCTTTTAGGGTTATGCTTCGAAAACACCTTGGTAGAATTCGCCTTTAATTTCGGCTAATTTTTCTTTCAGGATTTCGATAAATTGGTCGGCGCGTTTTTGGTCGTGGTTGTCTTTACCGATAAAACGCAAAATGAAAATAGGGTCAGAATCCTTCACTGAAATGCGAACAGAAATAAGCACTGATTCAACTGGCAGACCTTTGAAGCTCTCAGTGTGAAGAACGATTGTTGTAGGCAGATCAGCATCAACACCTGTTGCTTCCATGCTTTCAGCTGCACTTTTTTGGTAGCCCATTTCAGCTACATGGCTGTTTACTTCGCTGCCTTTAGTAAGCTTTACTTTGCGGAGTGCGCGAACGCCTTTTTCAAACGAAATAGAGGTATCAACGATTTGACCATCTACGAGAGTTTTGCCTTTAAACGTAATAAACTCGGCCCAATCGTCTAAAAGATCGATTAAAGCTTCTTGGTCAAAGCGGCGACCATTGGCTTGTTCAAACGCCACAAATTCAGGCTTTTTAACTAAGATTAAATTTGCTGTATCGTCTGCGTGACCAGGGAGGGCGTCGTCACCAATATTAAAAAACGCTTCGGCGCGAAGGGTGTTATGTGTATTGATAAAGTTTTTCAAACCTTCGATGCCACGTGCTTTTGCATACTCAACAAAGGAATTGATATTGCTTGTGTTGAAAGTGCCGCGAAAACGGTCACGATGAGCATTAAATTTTTCAGTGCTATGGACTTTAAAACCATCGGGTACGATCGCAATTGAAGCGTTTTTATCAACCTGTACAGGTAAGTTGCCTTGAGCTGCAATTGCTAACGCTGCGATTTTGTCTACGTTTAGTTGTTCCATGTGTTATTTACCTTATAAAGTTTGGTAGGAAAGGGATTAGCCGTTTAGATAATCTTCGGCTTTGATACGTTCAGGCATTAAAGACAACTTGCCGCCTTGAAGGACATGCATAGGGGTTTTGCCGCTTGCGTTTTCGTTTTTGTCGCCTGTTTCGGTTGGGGCTTTGAAACTGATCTTGTGAGCAACTTCAACTTGGCTACTGTCAGAAATTTGGTTTACGGTTAATTCCAAAGTAACTTTGCCCGCTTTACCGTGTGTGATAACGGCACCTGCTACAGTTGAAAGGAATAGGCCTAATTGCTTTTCAGCTACACCGCCTTTTAGGTCGCCAAGGAATTGAGGTACATCGGTTAAATTATTCATTCTTGTTTTCCTCATTTAGGAATTAAAAAATTCGAGTCACACTATCGCAGTGACCGCGGTAAACGCCTTTCGAGTCAAGGTGCAAAATCGTTTACGGCCGTGGTTCTTTCCAGTATCGACACTCACGGCTTGTCGATTAGCGCCGGTCTCCTAACGCACTGGCTCACTCATATTTTTATGCACCTGCAAATAACGGGTCGTTATCGGCTGTATCTTCTGAACTTAAATCATCGAAGTCAGCTTCAGACGCAACGCCACCGCCTGCGAATGCTTCACCGTCTTTAAGGAATTGCACACCGCGAAGTGATGCATTAATACGTTTGCCATAGCTATTGTCTTGGCACCAAAGCTCAATAGCAGCATTCACATAGCAACCTGCATAAGGGCGACCATCTGCTTGAATTAACGCTGTTTTGCCGTCACGGTCGAAAACTGTTGGGCGGGTTTTATTACGTGCTGAGATGTAAAAATTGCCTTCATATCCCGCATATTCAGCTTTCAAATCACCGTCATGCAAAGCCATACGGTCTTTACTTTCGATTTCTTTTTTTACTTGCGGCCATTTAGCGCCCCATTTTTCAACGCCCATTTTCTCCATTGCTGTACGAATTTCGGCAAGTTGCGGATGGTCGCTTGTTAGAATGAAAGACGCAGAGAAAGCGGGTTCACCTTGACCTTGTACAGTTGTAGCTACGAACAAAGAAGGGAATGCAAGGCGTACATTGTTTAAACGAATTTTCATGGGTATTACTCCGATACTGTTAAATCTTCAAATTGTGGTTTCATGTCCAGTGCGGCACGTTTGTCGCTTTCAGGTGCGACAGTAGGTTTACCGTCCGCCTGAGTAATAAGGGCTTCAATTTTTGTCCATTGACGCGGGCCGATAACTTCTTCTTTTTGAAGTGCTGCCGCTTTGGTTGGACTAATTAATTTCAGGTCGTACATCTGTTCGGTTTTAAGACGCATGCTTTTAAGCAGTTTTTCTGCTTCTTCTGCATCGGTCCAAGCGCGATTACCTTTCTTGCCTTGAACCATCTTGAAGCCGGGTATCGCTTCACCTGCATGCATCTTTTGGTGAACCGTTGAATCGACTGCTTTAATCCATCCTTCAAGAAGGGGGATAACTGCATACATTCGGCTAAGTTGTTCATTCTCTAAACTTGGAACTTGTGCCGTTGCATTGGTGATTTCTTCTTGCAAGTCGAGTTGGGTTAAATCCTCAAACTCGCCTGCAATGGTTTCTACCAAGTGTTTTTGTAGCGCAGGGCAAGTTGCCTTTGCTTTACACCAGTGGCACTGTTTCTCACCAGGATTAAAAGAGCTATCTAGGTCAGCAATTGCGCCCATATCGCCTTCATCTAATCCCGCTTCTAAAGAATGGATGTGAGTAACTGAAGCTTTGGCATCTCGTGCGAAGTCGTAAAGCTCTTCAACTGTTAATACAGATTCAGATTGATAGCCTAAGCGTGGTTGGTGAATGACCATACGAACTTGTTTAAAGTCGCCGAACATTCCGAACGTTGCTAAAGCGCCCAAACCGTAAAGTGCAAGCTGTTCATTGCTTTCTGCATCAACCTTTACGCCTTTACCGTATTTCAAGTCGTGGACTTGAATTTCAGTTTCAGTTAGAACAACCGCGTCGCTTGTGCCGAAAGAGCCTTCAGCACCTACAAACTCGGAAAAATCAACACGCTGTTCTACAAGTAACTCGTTGCCTTCAGCTTGAGAACGCACCGCATCTAAATAGATTTGGACGTTCTCAACCATTTCTGCTTCTACAGTGAAGAAGTTAGAAACAGGGCTTTCAGTTGCTGCATCAATCCAAAGGGCGTTTCCTTTGATAATGACGATTGTGTGACCTTCAAAATCTGCTGCATCTTTCCCTTGCTCTAAACATTCAGATGCAAGGAAATGCGCAGCGGTGCCTAGATCGGCATGCTCTGAGCTGCTGTCAGGTAGGTTTTTTTCAAGAATTACGCTACCTGCACAACGCATCCAACGGTGAGCCGAAGAAGGACTTAATTTTGCATGTGCTGTCATGACTAAATCCTTATTGAGCTGCCGTAAAGCCTGCTGCAACTGCTAAAAAGATGATGATTAGCAGGGCAAGGGTGAAGCCGATTAGCTCACGAACTGTAAACACGGCTTTAATTCGCTTATTTAAAAAATGGGTTTGAGTGTTCATGCGCATTTCCTTATGCAAGTGCTTTTTCGCAAGCTGCGATTACATCTGCGTATTTGTTCGCAGGGATGGTTGCAACGGTTGAAGCGCCCACATCACCTAAGATTTCTAAAAGCGCTGAACGGTCGATTTTTGCTACTGCTAAACAAGCGTCTTTCACTTCTTTCTCAGTGATTGCAGACTGAACTGTTCCTTCAACAACTTCGGCTTTTGGTTCTTCAACAGGGGCTGTTTCAGTTTTGGTTTCTTTTACTTCTTCAACCTTTTCTGTTTTAGCCTTTTGCGTTTTTGCAGGGTCAGAAGTTTTAACTTCTGCGTTTTTAATTTCTGGCTTTGCTTCTGCAGTTTTGGTTTCACCAAATACATAAACTTCGATGTTTGAAGCTTCTGCAACGATATCTTTTGAGTTTGTTAAACCCGCTTTGATAAGGTCTTGGCAGATTAGGCTGCGCCATGTATGGATATCTGTTGTCATGGTTTTTATCTCACTTGTTGCGTTTGTCTCAACATGATTGATAAGTTACTCACAACATAAAGTTGCGTCAAGTGCAACTTTGAAAATTTTGCATAAAAAAACCTGCTTTTAAAGCAGGTCCTTGAATTTTAATAAATTAAAGTTTTAACTGAATCTTGCGCGACGTTTTGCACGATAAACGTAGCGAACTGAGTCGATAACTTGACCTACAAATACGCAGTCTTCATCAAGCGGAATGATATTAGGAATGAAGTTTGGATTAAGAGCCTGAAGGTATCTTGAGCCGTCTGATTCAATAATTAATTTTTTAAAAGTAGCATCGGTGTGCTTACGTACCACAATAATATCGCCAGATTGCATATCGGCGTAGTAAACAGAAGGGTCAACCAAAATATAATCGCCTTCTAAAAATTCGGGCTCATTACTAACGCCTTTGACTTTCAGGTAAAAACAATCTTCACAACCTTCATCAGGTGCAGGCAACCATTCCGTAACTTCTGATAAATCAACTGCTTCTGCATTTGTCCATACGCCTGCTTGAACCCAAGATAAAACGGGAAGTTTATTATTTTTTCGTAGGCTTGTTACGTTGGGTTGTTCAATTCCTTCTGCCATTTCAAATAGCGCTGACACGGTAACATTAAAAGCTGAAGCAATTTTTTCTAACTTTTCAATGTCAGGAAATTGTTTACCTGATTCATAGCGGGACACGTTGCCCTTATCAACACCCAACTTATCAGCAAGGTCTTGTTGGCTCATCTTTTTAGCTGCTCTCAATTGCTTAATTGCATTACCTAGTCCGGCCTTCATGTGTTTTTCCAAATGTGCGCTATTTAGCAGTATTGAGAAATTTTATTATTAAGTTTGCGTTTAACGCAATAAATTTCAACGCAACAAAGCTTGATAATTTGTTGCGTTTAATGCAACATGAGTCTAATTGTAGGATGAAAGGTAATTAAAAATGTCTACACCGCTTCGTCAAATCAGACTGAAAAATAATTATTCCCTCGCGGAAGTAGCGGCGGCTGTTGGTTCTGACGCGGGGAACTTATCACGCATTGAAAAAGGCAATCAAAAGCCGTCCTTACAACTAGCAGCAGACCTTTCAAAGTTTTTCAACGAAGAAATCTCTGAGTTAGAGCTTCTTTACCCTGAACGCTACGTAACAGAAGGGTATTTCGAAGACCTCACACAAGAGGAGCATGCCGAATGATTGAAGGTCAAAAATTTGATAACGCTAAACCGCGTTTCTCGTTAATTCCAAAAGGTTCGCTTGCGCCTGTAATCAATGTACTTGAATTCGGTGCGCGTAAATATTCAGAAGACAATTGGCGCAAAGTTGCCAATGCAAACACACGTTATTTCGATGCAGCTCACCGGCACTTAAATGCATGGTGGGATGGGCAGACAACAGACCCTGAAACGGGTGAATCACATTTAGCACATGCAGTTAGCTGTTTGCTTTTCATTTTGGCTTTGGAGCATGAAAAGAGCGTACCGCATGCAATTTGTGGTACTTGCGGCTTTACCCCATGTGCATGCAAACAAGTTCCGTATTCAGTTGAAGAGGGGCGTTGATATGGATGCTACACAATTTATTCGTGATCGTGGTTTTAAGAAAGCACGAAGCCTTTTAGATGAGCGTGATGCTTTCGTTAATGTTGAAAAGCCAACGCACTTTGACACTGATCTAGAAATTTTTATTCATGAGAATGATTTCAAGACAGGCAAATTAGATGAATCTGATATTCGCCTTTCTGACCTCGAAATTCTGATTACCTCTATAGAAATTGTTGAACTTTTTGAATCAATCAAAGGGGCGAAAGACGCTCACAAAAATGGCATTGGTTTTCACACCGTTCTGATTGGGGGGTATGAAATACCTATAGAAAGATTAGGTCAAGCCGTTGCGGACCACGAGTCTATTTATTCTGATCTTAGAATTGATGACATGGGCGACGATAGCAATTTACAGCATCACCTTTCACCTTTCTGTGAGGTGCGTGACGTATGAGCTATTTCAAGGAACATGGAAAAACCTTACTTGCTCATCACTACATGATTGTGCCAATCAAGCAAGGTTTAAAACGTCCTGTTATGGACGGATGGCAAAACGTTCGGCTTACTGTAAGTGACATACCGCGCTTTGCAAATCAAGGCGTGGGCATTTTAACAGGTCAAGGACCTTTCCCGATTTGTGCAGTTGATATTGACGTAACAGACGCGGAGTTATCACACCAGTTTGCAGAATGGTGTCGTGATAATTTAGGTGTGAGCTGTGAGCGTGTCGGGAATGCACCAAAAATATTACTGGTGTATAGAGCTGAAGATTCTGATTGGGGTAAATCAACTTCGGCGTGGTTTGCCGATCCTGCCGAAGTAGATAAACCTTTTAAAGAAATACACAAACATCGTATCGAAGTGCTCGGGCGCGGTCAACAATTCGTCGCGTACCACGTTCACCCTGATACGAATAAGCCGTATGAATGGGTTGATTTCTTCGGTGGGCTTACTGAATTTGCTGCTAATGCTTTGCCGACCATTACTAAAGAACAGGTCGAAGAAGCGGTAAAAGCATTTGAACGTTTGGCCGAAGAACACGGCTTTGTGCGCGTTAAAAACAGCAAGTCGCGTATTGGTGCTTTGACGTCTAGCGAACTCGCGGATGAAGAAGATTTATTAATGACGACCACTGCAACAATCGGTTGGTCGTTGGACGATGCAAAAAAATATTTAGAACATATAGACAATGAAGATTATGACACTTGGTTGCGTGTGGGGATGTCTTTACATCATGAGTTTGACGGCAGTGACGTTGCTCTCGAACTATGGAATGAATGGAGTTCTACCGCATCGAATTACGTTAGCTTTGAAGAGCTCGAATACCGTTGGGGTACGTTTAGCGGTAATGGATCAACAATCGTTACGGCGCACTGGTTACTTAAAACAGGTCGTGAATCTAAACAAGCAAAACTTAGATTAGAGAAACGCCAAGTTCTAGCTGACATTAAAAATCAGATCAATGATTGTCGTGACCAACAAGAACTTTTACAGGTTGTAGCCAAAGAAGCAGGCAAGGTGGCAGGTACTGACCTTGCTTTGCGCACTGAACTATCGGGCCTTCTTCGCCAACGCTTCAAGCAATTAACCAAGATCAGTATTTCAGCGCGTGAAGTGAATATCGCAATGGGCGGTCGCAAAGTGCAAATTGCACTTGATGATGCCCAAAAGCGCCCGATGACCGAATTTGGTAATGCTTCAAGAATGCTAGACGCTTACGGCAATGAAATTATGTTTATTGCCGAAACAAATACCTGGTACAGATGGAACGGCATTTATTGGGAATCGTGCGTAAACATGGTCATCGAGCAGTATGCAAAGCAAACTGTTTTGGCTATGGGTGACGAAGCTAAAAAGATTGATGACGATGCACAACGTGCAGAGTTCTATCAGTTCTGCGCAATGTCTCAAAAGGCGTTCATGGTCAAAAACATGGTGACGCTTGCACAATCCGACCCGCGTGTATTGGTTCCGATCAAAGAATTAGACAGTGATATTTATTTATTGGGCTGTGCAAACGGCGCAGTGAATTTGCGTGATGGTGAATTGGTTAAGCCTAATCAAGAATTGCTTATTACGTATAGCACTGGTGTCGATTACAACCCTAAAGCCAAATGTCCTTTATTTGAAAAGACAGTCCTTGATGCCTTCTTTGGCGATGAAGAAATGTCTAATTTTTTCCGTCGATTAATGGGTTATGCGATTTTGGGTAATCCTGTCGAAAACCTAATGATTATCCCTTTTGGCGATGGTTCTAACGGTAAATCAACCATTTTCACAACCATATCAAAAGCGCTTGGCGATTATTCAACTACGACACCGGCTGAAACTTTCCTAGGCGATGCCAAGTCGTCAGCAGGTGGGGCGCGTGAAGACATCTTGCGATTGCGCGGATCCCGATTTGTTTATGTTGGTGAGCCTGACGAAAACAAAGAGCTAAAAGAAAACCTCGTTAAAACCATTACAGGCGGTGAAAAACTTAGTGCACGTGGCCTTTATTCCCGACACACAGTTGAGTTTTCGCCGACTTGGACCGTTGTTATGCCAACGAACCATAAGCCAATTATTAAAGGAAGTGACCACGGTATTTGGCGGCGTTTAATGATGGTTCCTTTTGAGCGTAATTATGACGATGACAAGACACTCGTCAAAGACCCTTTCTTATCTACCAAGTTAACTAACGAACTTCAAGGGGTTTTGGCTTGGCTTGTGCGTGGAGCAATTGAATATCAGCAAGACGGTTTGAACGCCCCCAACAAAACGAAAAAGGCACGTGACGATTACCGCGATGAAATGGACCTTTTAAAGGACTGGATAAGTGAATGTTGTGAAGTGGGCGACCCTGAATCGATATCAGAACTTTCATCAAACCTTTGGACAAGTTGGCAAGAGTACGCAACTAAAAAGGGCGAACTTCGGTACATCCCTACGGCAAGAAGCTTAGGGCGTCGTTTAAGTAGCAAGTTTAAAACTGCAAAAGGCGCAAATGGTGCAAGAAAGATGCTTGGTATTCGCGTGCGAGTTTCTGCGGATTCAGATTTGTTTGAGGACGAAAACAACAAGCAGTAGAGGTTGAACACGTAGTTTTTTGCGTATTTGCAATTAATTGCGCGTTTGTTGGTGTAGGCGTTTCGGTTTTAGTGGCGTTAAGGCGTTTAAGTGGCATTTTTCTATAAGTTTCTATCTATATATATAGGACTTTCCTTGAAAAACATAATTAAACGCCTTAACGCCACCACCAAAGACAAAAACGCAAAAATTAACGATTTGGAAGGAGGGGCGCACATGCCTGTACTGGCTTTTCTCCCTGAGTTTGTAGTGAAGGACAAAGTAAAGCGCGACTCCTCACCGAAAGTTACTGAGGAAGATGTGAAAAATATCCGAGAACTACATAAATCAGGCCTGTCATTTAGACAGCTTGGGCATAAATACGATATTTCCCATGAAATGTGCAGACGTATCTGCAATGGGTATTGCTATAAGGAGGTTTTCTAATGGCTTTACGTGGAAAACAAAAGATATTCGTACATGAATACCTGAAAGATTTAAACGCAACGCAAGCTGCAATTCGTGCGGGATATTCTGCAAAAACTGCGGGTTCAATTGGTGATGAGAACCTTAAAAAACCTGAAATTCAAAAAGCCATTAAAGAAGCCCAAGAACAACGTATTAAACGCCTAAATGTAGATGCAGATTACGTATTGCATCGACTTGTTGAAATTGACCAAATGGACGTCCTTGACATCATGAATGATGACCATTCGCTTAAAGCAATTAGCGAATGGCCTCCTATCTGGCGTCAATACATTTCGGGCTTAGACAATATGGAAGAATTCGACGGCCGTGGTGATGACCGCACAATGATCGGCTATTTACGCAAAATTAAATGGCCCGACAAAGTTAAAAACCTTGAACTATTAGGTAAGCACATTTCAATCGGCGCATTTAAAGAGCGTGTAGAACTTGGCAACGACCCTGAGAACCCGCTAACCGATCCAAAAGCAGCAAGCACACAGCTAAGCCTACTCGCCAAGTTGAAAAAGGCTAAGGCTAAAAATAAGGGGAAGGGCAATGACAACTGATAGAGAAGATTTTGAACATGCGTATGAACCAAACCCGCATAAATCGCCATTCACTCAAGTTCAATTTGATGAGGAAGCACAAGTCTATAAACCTTTAGATAAGTATTTGCCACGCATAGCCTCTGCATTAAATTCTGCTTGGTATGGGTGGCGAATCCGTCAATCAAAAATCGGTGAGCTGCAACTCAGAAATCAAATGCTAAGTGACAACGTAAAAGAGATGGGGGATGCGCATATAAGGGACACCGACCTTATCAATCAGCAAGCAGCAATGTTAGAAGAGCTGCGAATGCTCGTATGGTTTGTCAAAGATCATTTCGATATGAACGATTTAGACAAAGCAATGCCACGCGTCTATGAAAAATTAAAAGACGCAACTACCAACATTATTAAATCTAACCACAACACATCATGCACATATCAATTTGAACTTGCATTTCACAACCTGCAAGACACGCCCGAACTGCGCAAGATTTATTGGTCTGCATTAGGCCAATTGCGCTTTGATTCTAACGATCGGGTGATTCCACCTGAGCTTGAAGAGTGTCCATGTTGTAAGGGGAATCAAGATGCGTGAACAACACAATTACAAAATCGGGCAACAAGTCTATTTGCCCACGAGACGGAAGTATTACTACGTCAACGGCATTCATACAAACAAAGGCTATTGGCTAACAGGTATTGAAGATTTCACTTTGTCATTGAATGCAGAGCCAAACAAGGCAACCAAGCACGATAAGACATTTCGTGTTCAACCTTGGCAAGTGGAGGTTATTTGATAATGGATAAATACTTTTGGATTTTCCTAATGGTTTTGGTTATTTGCGCCACTTACGCAAAGGTACATGGTGTGGACCTATGACAAATACTTTCTCGCTGACAGCTTTTCTCATTTCAGTATTTATCAATCTACTTATTCCTGTGTTGTTGGTGAAATTCTGGCACCTAAAGAAATCAGCATTTTTTAGCTGCTTAACATGGTTCTTAATGTTTGCAGTGGTGGGTGAGTATTTCAGGCTTCAGGAAAACCACATCAGAGATTTAGCCGATGTTTGGTTTCTCTTCGCCATTAGTTACATGACCATCTTTGAATTTGGTGATTGGATTGACTATGAACAAGCCCAACGATGACGAACTACTCGCATTACTTGCGGATATGAGCGAATCGGAAATCGAGCAATTTATTAATTCGCTTGATGAAGATGAACGTGCAGTTATCAGCAGGATTCTTGCAAATGCGCCTGTATGGTTCCCGCTTGAAGGTCCACAAATGGCAGCTTACACATCAGATGCTGACATTATCGGCTACGGCGGTGCAGCGGGTGGGGGCAAGACCGATTTGATTGCAGGTTTGTCACTCAATGTCCATAAACGCGTGCTGATTGTACGGCGCGAGAAGGCACAGACAGACGGCATTGTGCAACGTATCGAAGAGATCATAGGGCACAAGAACGGGTACAACACGCAAAAGTCAGCATGGCGCTTTGACAATGGCCGTCTCTTAGAGTTCGGCGGCCTTGACAACATGGGCGATGAGAAACGTTGGCAAGGGCGTGCGCATGACTTGAAGGCATTGGATGAAGCTACAGAAATCCGTGAGTCACAAGCAATGTTCGTAATGGGTTGGAATCGTACTAGCGACCCAACGATAAAACCAAAGTGCCTTTTGACATTTAACCCGCCTACTACAGCCGAAGGCCGTTGGGTTTTAGATTTCTTTGCACCTTGGATTAAGAAAGGGCATCCGAACCCTGCACAGCCGGGCGAGTTGCGTTGGTTCGCACGTATCGGCGGCAAAGATCAAGAAGTTGAGAGTAATAAACCCTTTGTACTTATTGACGATCATATTGTTTATGACTTTGACCCTAAAGACTACAAGCCCGAACTCATCATTAAACCTAAATCACGCACGTTCATTCCTGCACGTGTGACGGACAACAAGTACTACATGGAAACAGGCTACATGAGTACCTTGCAAGCATTGCCTGAACCTTTGAGGTCACAAATGTTATACGGCGATTTCGGTGCGGGTATTGAAGACGACCCTTGGCAAGTTATTCCTACAGAATGGGTTGAAGCGGCTCAAGCACGTTGGAAACCACTTGAAGACATGCGCATTTTGCATCGTGGAGATTTCAAGATGGATTCTTACGGATTGGACGTTGCACGTGGTGGAGGCGATAACACGATTGGTTTTGCGCGTTACGGTTATTGGTACGACAACTCGAACGTACTTGAAGGTAAGGATTCACCAGATGGACCAACTAGCGCATCGTTTGCTGTCTCACATGTTCGTGACCATGCGCCCATTCATGTCGATGTCATCGGCGTTGGTGCAAGTACGTACGATTTCTTGAAGCAATCGGGCATTCATGTTGTGCCTGTAGACGTTCGCAATGCTGCAACTGCATTTGACCGTTCAGGCCAACTTAGTTTTTACAACCTGCGTTCACAACTCTGGTGGCAATTCCGTGAAGCATTGGACCCTGCATACGGCAGTACAGTTGCTTTGCCGCCTGAACCAAAGCTTTTAGCAGATTTAACGGCGCCACGTTGGGGATTGCAGGGAACCAAAATCAAAGTGGAATCACGCGAAGAGATTATTAAACGTATTGGCCGAAGCCCCGACTATGGCTCTGCAATTATCAACGCGCAAATCGATACACCTAAACGTCACATCATGCAGGCGATTAATGCTTCAGCCGCTAGACGTGATTACGACCCTTACGCGTAGTGTCAACAGGAAACAGGGCCATGAGCATTCGTCAAAAGCATAATGATACGAAAGACAACCTCACTTGGAGTTTCGCACATGTGTAGCAGCAATTTTACGGATGTTTTATTCGGTGGTAACAGCGTGCTTGATAAGACCGCAAAGCTTTTTGGTATGGACGCAAAGAAAGCAGATATTCAAGCGCCACCAAAAACACCAGTACGACAAGACTCAAAAACCCCTGACGCATCAGCAACAATTGACCGCGTTCAAAATGCACAAAACTCTATGTCTGGCGGTATTGCTAACACGTTATACACCGATGCAACAGGTGTTGATGATGAGCAATTACGCTTGGGCAAGAAAACTTTATTAGGCGGTTAACATGGTTGAAGACGATATCAGAGCGCTGAAAAAACGGTTTGATGCTGTTTGGCAACTCCGTGTCAGTGATATGGACGATTATTGTGCGGAATTAGCTTTGCACGTTTTGCCTGTTGCTATCAAAACGATTAAGAACCAAGAAAAGCACGACCGCTCCGCTTGGTCAAAGATCGTTGATAACACAGGTAAAGATTCGCTGAAAACACTTGCAGCGGGCATGGTATCGGGTACATGTTCACCAAGCCGCAAGTGGTTTACTTTACAAGCCGCTGATGAAGGTTTGCAAAAAGATATTGAAGTAAAACAATGGCTTAAAGCTGTTGAGGATGCTTGTTATGTTGCTTTTTCACGAAGCAATATTTATCGGTCCGTGCATCATATCTACATGCAAGAAGGCGCCTTTGGTATTGGCGCTGCATTAGCACCTGACCACGGGCCAAATTCTAGAGCCGAACCGATGGACCTTATCCCAATGACCTTCGGGGAATTTGCGATAACTACAGACGAGTTTAATAAACCGAACGGCGTTTTCCGTAAGTTCAAATTGACCACGGCTAACATGGTTAAGCAATTCGGCCTTGATAATGTTTCAGACACAATCAAAAGAGCATTTAACAACAAGAACTACGAACAGGAGTTTGACGTTCATCATGCGATTTATGAACGTGTAGATGCAAAGGGTTATGGCCCTAAAAACATGCCTTATGCATCGATCTACTACGAACCAAGTGCAACAGACAAATTACTACGTGAAAGCGGCATGATGAGCTTCCAAGTGATTTGTGGCCGTTGGACGGTTTCAAGCAGCGATGTGTACGGTGAAGGGCCTGCAAGCGATTGTATTGGTGACTTACGCGCATTACAGAAAGGGCATCAGCAAATTGCAGTGGGGGTTGATTATCAAGTTCGACCGCCTTTGCTTTTGCCTGATTACCTGAAAGGCCATGAGCGCGAGACATTGCCAAATGGCATTGCGTTCTACCAAACATCACCAACAAGCCAAGTTGCACAAGTCCAAGCAATGTTGAATGTGCAATTCGATTTAAACGGTGTTATGGCGCAAATTGCACAATGCCAAGAGCGTGTTAAACGTGCATTCCATACGGATTTGTTCATGATGCTTGATGCCTTTGACAAAGGGCAAATGACAGCAACAGAAGTCTATGAACGTAAATCTGAAAAGATGCTTATGCTTGGCCCTGTGGTTGAACGTCAGATCGATGAGCTACTACGACCGCTTGTTGAAATTTGTGTTGAGCGTGTTTTACGTGATAACGCTTACTTGCGACAAATCGCACCTGAAGCAATTCAAAACGCAGATGTCGAAATCAATTTCGTATCTATCCTTGCACTTGCACAAAAATCTTCTGACTCCGCTGTTCTTGAACGTGCTTTAGCAATGGTTGGTCAGATTGCGCAAGTGGACCCTCAAGTATTAGATAAATTCGACACTGATAAATTCCTAGATGAATACGCAAGCAATAACGGCGTGTCACCTAATATTTTCCGTCCTAAACGTGTTGTGGATGAAATCCGCAATCAACGCGCACAGCAACAAGCTATGGCCCAAGAGCAAGCACTAGCAGCACAACAGGCACAAACCCAAAACACTAATGCCAATACGGTGAAAACTGTAAGTGATACAGATGCAGAAACTCTTTCTGACATGTTCTTGCAAGGCGGTGCAGCATGAGCGAGTTAGAGCAAAAACAGCTTGATAGCAAGAGTGTGCGAGACCAGGAACTAAACGACCTTAAATCTATCCTTGCGACTGATTACGGTAAGCGCTTTTTAATGCGTTTAATCGATCGGGCAAATCTATTTCAGCCCACCTATGGCGGTGGGGCACAAATGAGTGATTTTGCTTTTATGGAGGGCCGTCGAGAGTTTGGCCTATACATCCTTGGTGAAATCACACAAGCAAATTCAGATGCATGGTTAGACATGCAAAAACAACGATTTTCAAAACTTAAAGAGAAGGTGAACCATGAGCGAAGTAACAACGACTACAACAGCAACTGATACAGCTACAACTGCGGCTACTACAGAAACACCTGCTGTTACGACAACAGATACTAATGCGGGCACTCCTCCTGCAACTCAGGTTGAAACTACGCCTACAACAACCACAACTGAAAATCAAGAAAAGAAACCTGAAGTTCTTTTAGGCGGTGAGCAACCACCTGCCGAACAGCCAATTCAGTACACAGATTTCACAATGCCTGAAGGGTACTCAATGAACCCTGACGACTCTAAGGTGCTTCAAGAGTTAGGGCAACAGTTCAAAATGCCACAAGAAGCCGTGCAAAAGCTTGTGGATTTAGGCGTTCAAATGCAGCAACGCCAAGTACAAGAGCAGCAAAAAACAATTCTTTCTTGGCTAGATGCAGCTAAGGCAGATAAGGAATACGGCGGCGAAAATCTAGAAAAGAACCTGTTGACAGCGCAACGCGCCTTCAGCTTACCGAAAGGTGCCGAAATCTCTAAGATTCTTTATATGAGCGGACTTGGTAACCATCCCGCTGTAATTGGCTTTATGACCGAAGTCGGCAAATTGTTAGAACCTGACAATATGACGCATGGCCGTGGGGCAAATAACGCGAGTGTGACACCAGCGACCGTATGGTATGACAAATCATAAGGAATACTTAGATGCCTACGATTGTACAAACAAACCCAACACTAGCCGACGTTGCCCATAACATTGGTACAAACTCGAAGGTTGGGGCGATTATCGAAGTTCTCAACAAGCGTCAAGATTTACTTGACGATGCAGTTGTGCTTGAAGCGAATAGCGGTACCAACAATAAAACCAGTGTTCGTTCTGGTTTACCAAAAGGTACTTGGCGTAAATTGAACTACGGTGTGCAACCCGAAAAAACATCACGTGTGCAAGTGTCTGATAGTACAGGTCAATTAACTTCATACTCTGAAGTTGATAAGACTTTGTACGACCTTCAAGGCGAAAACAAAAAGCAATGGCGTTCTGAAGAAGATGCGGGCTTCCTTGAAGGCATGTCACAAGAGGTAATGGAAAACATTATCTATGGCGATGTTGCGGGTGATGTTTCAACGTTTAACGGTTTAGCTACTCGCTATAACCATCTTATCGACCCTGAAACGAGCCTTGCACCTGCCAATGCTGCAAACATCTTAGATGCGGGCGGTACGGGTACTGACAATACGTCAATTTACATCGTGCAATGGGGCCGTGAAAAAACTCACTTGTTCTATCCTCAAGGTACTCAAGCGGGGCTTGATATCCAAGACAAAGGACAAGAGACGGTGCTTGATGCTCAAGGCGGACGTTTTGAAGCAATGCGCACATATTTCCAATGGGATGTTGGCTTGTCTGTTCGTGACTGGCGTTCAGTAGTTCGCATTGCAAATATTGACGTTTCTGACCTTTCAAAAGACGCGACCACTGGTGCTAACCTCATCGATCTATTGGATGAAGCGTTGTCATTGTTGCCTTTGGCGGGTTCAGCACGTACAGCAATCTACATGAACCGTACAGTTAATCAAGCCCTTAAAGGCCAAGTTAACCATTTCAAAAATGTGCGCTTAACTCTTGAAGATTTCCGCAAAGACGGTAGCCGCAAAATTCAAGCATGGGATGGTGAGCCAATCCGCATCTGTGATGTGATTCTCAACACCGAAGCCCGTGTAGTTTAAGGAGAATTTAACCATGGCATTAGTTGATAAATTACTACAGTTCTCCGATAAGCAAACTATTGCGGCGGGTGCTAGTACGTTCACTTTGGACACTGTCCATAAATCTGTAGGCACTGCGGGCTTACCAATTTGCTTGCAAGGGCATGTGGTTGCACCTGCAAACGCTACCGTTACTGTAACACTAGAAGAAAGTGCGGACGGTACAACCTTCACGGCGGCGGCTGCATCTAAAGCTTTTAAAGCAGCTGAATTAAACAAAGGCACTTTCTTTTACGTGAACAGTGCAACCAAACGTTTTATTCGTTTGTCTTATGCCGTTGCCAATGCGCCTACCGGAACGATTTCCGCTTGGCTTGGTAATCAAGCAGATATCCGTACAAATTACGACGCTGTAACAGGCGCGACTGTTCCAGTTTAAGGAGTTGCTTAAATGTCAGAAGTATTAGTAGTTGCAACCAAAAAAGGTTTTTATCACGGGATTCGTGATGTAGGCACACAGTTTTATGTGTCTGCTGATTTGGTGAATCCAAAAGTAAAAACTTGGTTTAAGCCTGTCGAAGAAAAGCCGAAATCTTCGGGTCGAAGCGCGGCAGGCTCAACACAAGCTGAGTAAAGCCTATGAGATCAATTGTTGATCTTTGCAATTTAGCCCTGTCGCATCTCGCGCAGGGCTATGTTGTAAATGAACTGACCGAACCGACAAAACATGCAAGATTGTGTAATACCTATTACCCAATTTGCCGCCGCGAATTATTAGATAACGAACATCAATGGTCTTTTGCCGTTAAACGTGTGCGCTTAAATGTGGACGCGGGCTATGAGTTTGGAACAGCATTTGTTTTACCAAGCGATAAGGTCCGTTTATTTCAAATCGAGTCAGGCGCTCGTTTCTTTGTAGAAGGCAATCATTTATTTACAGATGATGCTTCGCCAATCTTACGCTATGTCCATGATGTAAAAGATTTAGCGCTAATGCCTGATTCTTTTAAGGTCGCTTTGTCCTATCTTTTGGCAGGGCGGATTGCAGGGCCGTTGGCACAAAACGAGCAGAAACAAGTAGCAATGATGCAGCTTCATGAAGTTGAAAAGGCCAAAGCGATTTTTATTGACCTTCAACAACATCGTATTGAAAACCGCCCAGAACATACGGGCTCAATGTTTGAGGCAAGATAATGCAATATTCGTTTAATGGTGGCGTGATTTCGCCCGATATGTTTGGCCGTATTGATCAAGCCAAATATCAAACTGGCGTAGCTAAATGCAAAAATCTATATGTCGAGCTATTCGGCGGCGTAGTCTATCGTGCAGGTTTTCGTTACGTACACCATTATCCGAAATCAATGGGCAAGATGCGTTTAATTCGTTTTGTCTTTAGTGAAGAACAAACCGTTGTTTTGGCAATTCGTGCAGGTGCGGTAAATTTCTTTGCTGACGGCGGTATGCTTTTGGACGATAACGATCTGCCCTTAGAAGTTGCAGTACCGTATGCCGAAGAGCATTTAATGCAGCTCCGATATGCCCAATCAGCGGACGTTATAACAATTACACATCCTGCGTATCCTCCAAGAAAAATTATTCGTAAAGGTGCAACTGATTGGGTAACCGAACTTGTAACGGTTGGGTATGGACTTACTGCACCACAAAATTTAACGGGTACAGCCAATAAGCCAAATGAAACAGGCTACGTTGAACGCGATTACGTTTATCAAGTCACAGCTGTAAACGATGAAAATGAATCACAAGCATCGGCAAGATCACCAATTCTTAAAAATGATCTGACCTTATCAGGTAATACTAACGTCTTGACATGGGATGCCGTAGAAGGAGCGACGCGCTATAACGTTTTTAAATTGCGATCGGGTTTAGCGTCATACATTGGTGAAACAACAGAGTTAAGTTTTACTGATGACTACATCGAAACGAATGGAGCAATCACACCGCCTTTAATACGTAACCCTTTTGAGTTTTACCCGACTGCTGTTGCATATCACGGTCAACGAAAAGTGTACGGCGGTGGGTATAAAGCACCTCAATGGGTGCGTATGTCTCGTACAGCAACGGATGATAATTTTGGCTATCACATTCCTATGCAAGATACCGACTCTATTCAAATACGTTTTGCTGCACGTGACGGTAACGGTGTAAAACACCTTGTTCCAATGAGCGATTTACTCATTCTGACAAGTGGGGCGCTTTGGAAAATGTCAGCGGATGGTGCCGTAACTGCTGCCAGTGTGAATATGAACAAGCAGTACAGTACAGGTGCGAATGATGTGACGCCTGTTGAAGTTGACGGGGCTGCAATTTTTTCATCTGACCAAACAGGCCATGTTCATGAAGTGTCGTTAGCAAGCGGCTATAACGCTTCTTTTTATCAAACAATTGATTTATCAATCATGTGTCCACAACTTTTTGATGGGCATAAAATTGTTGATTGTGCATTGTTGCGTAATCCTTTGAATATTATATATTTTGTTCGTGATGATGGGGTATTGCTATCTTTGACTTATGAACCGCAACAACAAGTATGGGCATGGGCAGAACATCATACAAATGGCAAATTCTTGTCTGTTGCAGAAATACCAGAAGAAAACCAATCTGCTTTATATGCATTTATTGAGCGTGACGGTTTTTACACTGTAGAAAGAATGCTTACCAGACAGCCTTTAGATATTCAGGACAAATGTTATTTAGATAGCAGCATTCAATATAAAGGTGCCTCGACTAAAACGCTAACAGGTTTGGATTGGCTAGAAGGGCAAACCGTTTCAGTCTTTGCAGATGGCGGCGTTAAGCCCAATGCGCAGGTCGTGAACGGCACAATCAATTTGCCGCGTGAATTATCAAATATCTGGGTCGGCTTGAACTATGAAGCTGAATTACAAACCTTGCCAATTTTTCAAGAACAAAAAGACCCTGTTAAACCAAAAGTGGTAAACAAGGTGCATTTACGTGTTAGAGAGTCACAAAATATTTTGGCGGGAGTTAATCAGGATATCGCAGAAAGAACACCAGTAGATGAGTTTAAGCCGCGTAGTAATGAGCCTTACGGCGCACCTTTAAATTTATATTCTGGACTAGTCGAAATGCCAGTTGACAGCACTTACGAGAAAGACGTTCAAATAACTGTGAAACATGATAAACCTTTACCTATGAAGATTTTAGCCCTTGAGGTAGAAATGAAATGAGAAGAAATAATATTGAGATTCGCAAACCGACCGAGCGCGACATTCGTATTCTCGTTGAAAATCTACGCCCTGCGGATCAAGAAGAACTAAAAGCCTATTTCAATGACAACTATCATTGGATCGTCAAAACGTGCGTAAAAGGTTCACGCGATTCGTGGGCGGTTGTTGTTAATGGCAAGCTGCTATTTATTTGCGGTGTAGGTATTACAAGCCTTATCGGTAAAGTTGGTTGCCCTTGGCTTTTAGGTACCAATTTTATTAGCAAATATCCGTTTGAGTTCACCAGACAAACCCGCAAGATTCTAGGCGAAATGCTTCTGAATCATGAATTACTTCTCAACCATGTATACGTTAAAAACGATGTGGCAATTCGCTTTTTAAAACACCTTGGTTTTAAACTGGAAACACCAGTAGTACACGGGATAAACGGTGAATTATTTCATCCGTTTAGTATGGTGGCGTCATGATGGGTGGCGGTGGAGGTGGCGGCGGTCAAATGGGCGGCGGCAATCTATATCAAGCGATTGCGACGGCTGCCGTTAAAGGCGGCACAACATATTTAAAACTAAAAGCGCTTAAACAATCCTTAGAACAGCAAGCAGACATTGCAGGCCAAAATGCAACGCTTGCGGATATCCAAGCGCGTGATGCTATCGATGATGGGCGTAATACCGTTACCGATTTTCAACGTAATTTATCAGGCTTCAAATCTAGTCAGATTAATGCGCTTGCTGAAAACGGTATTGATGTAACCCAAGGGTCGGCTATTGACCTGCTTGCAAGCACTGAGATGCTAGCTCAAAACGATATAGATACGATCAAATACAATGCCGCTATGCGTTCGTGGGGGCATCGAGTTCAAGAGACAAATTATATTAACCAGAAAAATTCTCTTATGGCGCAAGCCAAATCAGTACGCCCGCGCTTAAATGCTGAATTAGCTGCAATGGACCAATTCGCGTCATCTATGTTTGGTGGCGGCGGCGGTAGCCCAATGCAAGGCGGTGAATCTTTGACAATGTCACAACCTTCAAACGGTTCATACAACGCGAACAGCAATTTTTCAATGTCTCTCTATGGCAAAGAGCAAGGGGCATCTTGGCAAAACTATAACTGGAATTGGATGGGAGCAGCTTAAATGCGTATACCACAGTTTAACTCTCAAGTCGCAGAAGCCGATTTGCCTAACGTCCAAATCAGCGGCGGGGTTACTTCTGGTCAAGCGGTCAATATGGTTGGCAATCAGGTCGATGGTTTTGCCAATTTAGCAAACACGTTTGCAAATAAATATAAAGAATACCAAGACGAAAACGACCGTGTACGCGTGATCGATGCCCAAAACAAACTTTCTGAATTACGTTTGCACTTAGAAAACAATGACACAGACGGCTACATAAAGAAAAAGGGCGCAGATGTTGTCGGCTTTGATGATGGCGAAGGTGGTAACTTTGTTGATTATTACTCACGGGCTTTTCAAGACGGCGCAGGTGAAATCGCAAGTAAGTTAAGCAACGGCCGTCAGCGTGCTATGTTTCAGCAAATTGCCGCACGTGATTCACTGCAATTCAAAGGTACTTTGCAAAATTACTTTGTACGTGAAAATGATGTTTACCAACAAAGTGTTTATTCATCTTCTGCAGAACGTTTTATTCGTGAAATAAATGAAAACCCTGCTGACTTCACAAAGATTGATGAAAGTCGTGAAAATCTAAAAGCATCTTTGGGCAAACTAATGTCGCTCAACGGCAAATCAGCAACTGAAGCTGAAAACATGTACTTGAAATCAATTTCAGGCGCACACTTAAATAACATTAACGCTTTTATTGAAAATGATGATTTAAAATCAGCTGTAACTTATAAAAATAAATATGGTGCAGAGATTTCACCTGCCGATGATTACGCACTCAATAAGCGTATTCATCAGAAGTTAGAAGAACAACAAGTTGAAATGTTGGTGAACAATGTCACCACCGGAACGCAAGAGTATAGTAACCCTGCTTTAAATGCTCCTCCACAAGCATCGGCTGCAATTGCCAAAGAACTGAAAGCCTTAACACCTGATCAGATGAAAAGTATTAAATACAATGATAAGCGCTTGGATGTTTACACCGTGCATGCTGCAAAAGAAAAAGGCATGGATTGGGCTGCGCCACTTTTACTTGCTATTCGATTATCTGGTGAAAAATCAAATAACAATGCAGTATCCCCAAAAGGTGCGAAGTCAGTAATGCAATTCATGCCTGAAACATGGAAACAGTACAGCGATAATGGAAAAAGAGATATTAACAATCCTGCGGACACAATTGATGCTGCTTTAGATTTTATTTCTGATATTAGTAAAAAATATAAAACCAAAGACCCGATGGTTATTGCTGCATATTATAACGGTGGGGGCAATGCTGCTAAAGCAGTGATGAACGGACAACAGCCGCCCGCATCTGAAACGCGAAACTATATTCAACGCGTTGACAAATGGCTTACAGATGATTTTGGGAACTATATAAAACAGCCCGCAAAATCCCGCGAACAAGCTTATGATGAGATTTGGAAAAGCAATGCACCGCTTGAAGTTAAGCAAAAAGCATTAATTGCTACAGATCGTTACTATGGCGGGCAAGATAAAGCCAAAGAAGAACGTCAAAACAAGGAATATGACACCTTATACAAAGGTATCGTATCTGGAAAATATACGTTTGAACAAATACCCGCAGGGAGCATCACATCATTAGAGCCTAACCAGATTGATAGTTTGCGTTCTGTGAGTAAGTCGATTTACTCGAAAGATGTTAAAACTGATCCAGTTGTTTTAAGCATGATTACGCTTAATCAAGAAGAACTTTTAAAAGGGAAACCAAAATCAGTTTTACATCAGTATGCTGACAAATTGTCGCCTTCAGATTACCAAGAAGTTACTAAAATGTACGCTGAACAAAACGGCCTTAAGGATGGTAAAAAAGAAAAACCAAAAACATTTTTGATTGATGATAATACTGTTTCCAATGCGTTGAAACCCTACCTTGGAACAATTGGTATTACTGATACAAAAGATAAAAAGCAGCTTTTACACTACAACGCAGTTAAAACGGATTTAATGCAAACTCTAAGAGAGGCCGAAGCTAAAAACGGGGGGTATCTAAGTTGGGAACAGGTAAACCGTGTTGTTTTGAAAAATATTAATAACCAAGTGCGTGTTACAACTTCACGGCCTTTCTTTGATGATAAGGTTGAAATGAATCGTGTTTATGCACAAGTAAAAAGTAAAGCCGATATAACTGATTCAATGAAGACAAAAATTGATAATATATTTAAAAAGCAGGGTAGAAATCCTAATAATGTTACGGATTCAGAATATATCAATGCTTATTATTCAATGATGCGAAGGGGTTTTTAATGAGAAAAATTAGTTTAGGACTTTTACTTTTAATTTCTAGTGTATGCGCTATTTCCGCCGAAGCGCCTTTACAACCCTATCCAGTAGTATTAAGCAAACTCCCACAACAAGAACTTGGACAAGTTATTTTAAAATTCATGCCTGATAAAAATATAAATAGAATCGGGTGGGACTATAAAGCAAATGATACTTCAATTGTTTGGCTAGATAATTCTTATCAAGAAATTGATAATGGAGACGGCACTTTTGAATCAAGTCGAAAGGGTGTTGCACGTATTAATGTGAATGGCGTTAAAAGCACATACTTAAAACAAAGGGTTTATGAATTACCTTGGTCCATAATGATGAAAGGTGAGAGAGGTAAATTCGGCGTTAACTCTGTGAATTTTTACCCTGCCACTGCATCTAGAGAAAATGAAAACGTATGCTTTGGCGAGGTGTATGGAAATTGTGATTTTAAGCCTTTTAAATCACTTGTACGATCGAAAATAACATATAAAAAACTTTGTGAAAAAATTGATAATGGAATAAATTTTAAAATTGCTTATTTACTTTCAAATAAAGGCAAGCAAGATACCTTTGCAATTTGGTCTTCAAGCGGCGGTTCAGGTGGTTCGTGGACTGAGTTTGAACTCTATTACAATACAAATAAAAATGAAGTGTGCAAGGTTGTTGCTGATTACTACTAAAGGGAAGCTATGAAAATTTTAAAAGTAATATTAGTACTTCAGTTTGTGCTGTTATTTATTTTAATAGGATTTCTTTATTTTATGGATAAAAGGATTAACGCCCTTGAATCAGAAATAAATACGGAACGGGAATCTATTCAAGCAACTATTTCAGAAGATGAAATTGAAACCTTAAAAAATAAAGTTTATGAAAACTCGAAAGGGATTGAGTCTCTAAATTCCAATCAAGGGTTATTAAGAGAAGACCACAACCATTTGCAACGGTATCTCTGTCAGGTCAATAACATCTGCGTATAGTTAAGCTGTCAACAGCAAACGGCAGTCTAACCAATAACAGCATTTAAGATTACAAATAACCGTAGTCTTAAGTGCTTTTATTATGTCTGATCAAAATGCAAATCTTACAATTGGTCAATTATTTGAATTAAACCAAGGCAAGAACCCTACACAAATTGCAGATTCTGAAGCTCATGCGCGTAAAGCGGCTAAATCATTGGGTTTAGATTATGACAAGATGACAGAAACACCTGAGCAAATTGTTTCTGTAGCTGATGAGATCAACACGCAAAAACGTGTGAATGATGTTGTCGCAAGCGATCCTGTACTTGGTAAATATGCACTTAATCCAAACCAAGCTGCTGTATCTTTAGATGACTTTGAAAACCTAAAAGACATTAGCGGTAAAGTTTCTCTACTTGGCTCGAGTCTCTCAAAACCATACCAAAGTGTTTCTTATGAAGACATTCAAAACGTTTTGAATAAAGGCACTTCACCGGAACAAAAACAACGATTAAAAGAACTTGGGGTTTATGAAGACCCTCAAAAGAAAATTAAGCCAAATGTGAACACCAATTTAATTGATTCATTTAGCTCAACCTTAGTTCCCCAAACATCGGACCAAGTTTTCAAAGAGCATTACGACCGTATTAAAAAGACGGCGGGGGTAATGTCTGCTGAACGATTCAAAAAATATTATGAGAATCAAGTTTATTGGATGGAACATACGGCAAGCGCTGAACCTGTAAGCCCTCAAGAGCAAGGCAATCGCTACGTTAATGCCGCATTTCGTGCTGTTGCCGCAATTGGTCAGACTGAAGGTGCATTAATCAATGCAACTACTGGAAACGATAGCCTACTTAATTTAGCAACACGTGTTAAAAACAGAGCGGCACTATCACAAGAAATGTCTCAAGCGCTTTACCAAGCGCAACTTGCTGCGCAGACAAATGATGCAGGTGTGCTAGGTGCGGCCCAAGAATTGATAAGCAATGCTGATGCGGGCTTAGTCGGAGAATTTTTAATTGAACAAGCACCGCCCGCTTTAGCCGGCTATTGGGCAGGCGCGGGGGCAGGTGGTGTTTTAACAAACTCACTTATCCGTAACACTGCCAAATATGCACCAATGGTCATGAACTTGGAGAAGGCCGCTACATTAGTTCGTGGCGTGACTGTTGCAGGAAATGCAGCGCAAGGCGCATTGGGTGCGGGTACTGCTGACGCTATCGTGTCTTATGGTCAGAACATGGCAGAAGCACGCGAGAAGTTTTTAACCAAACAAGAACAGATCGATTATGCAGCTGCGAAAACTTGGGGCTCAGCAAAATATTCAGCCTTAGGCGGTGCGTTAATGCCTGTAACTTTTGGCGGCCCTTTGCGTACTGTAGGCGGTCAAGCTGTCATTCAATCGGCTGCAGGCATGTATTCTGTGCAAGGTGCGGCCGATGCGGTCGGTGAAAAAGCCGACCCTGTAGAAATGGCATTAGAAGGCTTGTTAGAAGTTGCAACAGCTGCGCCTGAAGTGGCAATTACATCCGCATCCAAAGTTAAAAATCAACGTACAGCACAATTTGCATTAGACCAATTACGACAGGATCAGCAAGAAGATGCGGTGCGTTCAAGTACCTTTGCTTCTGTACTGAATAATCTTATCGACCGCAACAAGGAAAGTAAGACAGCACAGCGTGATGACTCTGCAAGCCAAGCATTTATCAAGCAAGCTATTGAAGAACACGGCGCAGTTGAAGAAGTTTATATAGACGGTCAGACCTTCAATCAGTTATTACGTGACCGCAATATTGAACCTTCAGATTTATTCGAGCGCGCACCAAGTTTGCAAGATCAGTTGGGCACAGCGGAAACGTTTAACGGCACTGTGCAAATACCAGTGAATGAGTTTGTTTCTGCAATGACAGTTGTTGAACGTCCAACAGACTTTGTTGAAAACGTCCGTTCTGATCCAAACATGCCGACTTACCGTGAAGCTCAAGAGAACCTTGCAAAAACTACAGAACAAATGCAACAAGAAGCCAACATCTTTATGGAAGAGCAAGCACGTTTTGAAAGTGCCGAAGATGCTAAAGAATTGGTCGCTACTGAAGTTCAAAAACAGTTGGCTAGTATCGGCACCTTCACTGCAAAATATAATCGTGCTGCGGGCGAATTAACATCTGCTTTCTATTCAACCTTGGGCGATAAACTCGGCATTAGTGCCAAAGAAGCTTTTGACCGTTACCCAATCCGTATTTCTGATGAGCCGAACACAGATAAAGGAACTTCTTTTAATCAAAGTGCTACTCCTGAACAAACAATCTCAGTAGATGATTTTGTTAAGGGCCTTAAAAAACAATATGGAATTGAATTAGGTCTAAAAGGTAGTCCATCAAGTAATGTTCTTTCATTGCATAAAATTGTTGTGCCTGAACTTATGCGTAATCAAGGCACTGGCACCAAAGCAATGCAGGATATTATTAAATATGCTGACTCGCAAAATAAAACAATTGCACTTACTCCAAGTTCGGATCTTGGCGGGAACAAAAACAGACTTACAGGCTTTTATAAAAAACTCGGCTTTGTTGAGAATAAAGGCCGCAATAAAGATTATGAAATTTCTGAAAGTATGTACCGTTCACCAAATGGTCGTAAATATAATCAAGCGAATGGTGGTACACGCGGCTCTATTACTTTCAGTATTGGTCAAGACGGTTCAACAATTGTTCTAAGCAAAAATGCTGACTTCTCAACCTTTGTGCATGAGCTTGGGCATCATTTCTTAGAAATGAATATGCAAATTGCTTTAAGTCCTGATGCGCCTGCACAAGTCCGTGCGGATATGGAAACGGTAATGAAGTGGGCATCACCAGAAACAACGGACCTTGGCGAATGGGATTTTTTCACCGATGCGGAAAAAACCGAAGTTCATGAAAAATTTGCAGAAACTTTTGAGCAATACGTCTTTACAGGCAAAGCGCCAAGCGCATCATTAAAACAAGTTTTCAACCGCTTCAGACAATTCATGATTGCCGTATACCGGAACATTGAAAAGTTTATTGGCATCAATGACCGTGCAGAATTGAATGCTGATATTACAGGCGTAATGGACCGTATGCTTGCATCATCAAGCGCAATTGCTGAAGCACAAGCTGCGTCAAATCTTGAAATGTTAATTCATCAAGATGATGCAATGCGCCTTGGAATTTCGCCAAAAGACTATGACGAAATGCGCCAAGACCATGAAATTGCAACAGAATTATCTATAAATACATTAGAGCAGAAATCCTTGCGCAATATGCTTTGGTACCAAAAGCAGAAATCTAAGTATATGAAAACATTACAAAAAGAAGCTTATAAAAAGCGGGCTGCGGTTCGTGAAGATATGGCAAAGGAAATTGCACAACAACCTGTTTATCAAGCAATGTCCTTTCTACGTCAACCACTCGACCAAGTTGCTAAGCGTGATTCAACCAAGGTTGAACCTGAACGCGATAATTTATTTGAAGCAATTGCTAAATTTGGCGGGCTTGATGCCAATGAGGTAGAAAGCACTTGGGGCATTGATGAAGCTGCTAAAACAAAATCAGGTATTGGCAATAAGCCTGTTGTACGTTCTTCAAAGTCAAAATTAAAAGGCCTGTCGATTGAATCGATGGCTGAGAAGCTTAGCGAAGAAGGTTATTTAACTTTAGATGAACACGGCAAATTTGATACACGTGAACTTGAAGATAAATTTGCAGACCAGTTGCGCAGCATTAATCAATATTCAACGCAAGTGGATCCTGAATTATTAGATTATTCGCAAGACATGGATTTGCTGCAACGCTATGCAGAAGGCCGTACAACTAAAGGTAAATTGTCATTAGATTGGATTGAAGCCAAATACGGCCGTGACAGTGCTATTTATCAAAGTATTTCAAAAGGTGCCTACGGCTTTGCACAGCGTGGAGGTGAAAACCCCGATGTCGTTGCTGAGATGTTCGGTTATGAAAGCGGTGACGCATTGATTCGTGATTTGCTTAATTCACCAAGTCCAAAGCAAAAAATTGATGAACTCACTGATGCGCGCATGGCCGTGCAATATTCTGAATTTTATGATCAGCAAAGTATTGTTGAAGCGGTCGAAGCTGCTTTGCACAATGATGTTCGTGCGCGTTTCCTATCTGCTGAAATGGCTGCTTTAAACGGTATGCTTGGTCGTAAGTCTGCTTTGAATGAAGCAGCAAAAACAGTTGCTCAAGACATTGTGCAACGCCAAAAAATTAAAGATATTCGACCACATGTACGTGCACAAGATGATGCTCGTTTGGGCCGTATGGCTAATGAAGCATTCCGCAAGGGTAATACGGTTGAAGCGGCTCGCCATAAACGCAATCAATTAGTACAGTTCTATGCAACCAAATACAGCTATGACGCAAAAGACCAGATTCAAAAACACCTTGATTTAGTCAAAAAGGTTTTTGGTAATAACGAGAAGTTATCTAAAAACCGTGACTTTGATTTCGTGACTGCTGCACGTGGCATTCTAGGTAAATATGACCTTGGCCGTGAATCTACAAATTACGAGCATCAACTGGAATTGATTCGTAAATACGACCCGACCACTTATGCTGAAATTCAAAACATCGGTGCTTTACCTGAAAACCAAAGCTACCGCGAATTAACACTTGAGCAATTCAATGCGGTGATGGCTGCGGTTGAAACGTTATGGCATCGTTCACGCGAAAACAAAGTGTGGCATACAACTAATGAAGCATTTGAACGCGAACAAGTCCGTGAAGAGTTGATACAGCAATCAGGCGGCAAGAAAAGCGTTGATAAGATTCAGCAAACGTTGTTAGGTAGAGATAAGACCGCAGAATTAAAGGCGCGTTTTATGGAACTAGGTGCATCTGCAAAACGTGTTGACCAGGTTATTACATGGCTAGATGGCGGCCCAACTGGTAAATTCCGTAAGTATTTAATCAACCCTATGCAAGATGCTTTGGCTAAATATCGAATCGAAAAAGCCAAGATGCTTAAAGATGTGGTCGATATTTTTGAAGGTTTCGGCAAAATGGATAATTCAAAAATTGCTGCGCCTGAATTGAATAATTTTACTTTCGTAGGCAAGCAATCTTTACTGCATGCAATTCTGCATACGGGCAATATGAGCAACAAAGAGCGCCTTGTTTTGGGTTATGGTTGGGGCGCACGCTTAGAAGATGGCTCTGTTGATTTCAGCGCATGGGATCAGTTCTTTAACCGGATGATCACTGAAAATGTGATTACTAAAGAGGACATGGATAACATACAAAAACTTTGGAATCTTTTTGATAAATACAAAGAGCAAGCGCAAGTTACCCATAAAAAAATTAATGGTCGGTATTTTGACGAATTGCCACGTACACCAGTGAGTACGCCTTTCGGAGAATATGAAGGCGGTTATGTGCCTGCTGCTTATGACCGAATTCGCTCAAATGAGCAAGACCGCATTCAAGATAAAAACTTAGCCGAAAATAACTTACAGGCTTTAGATATCGCAACGACTGGCGCTAACTTTACCAAGTCACGTGCAGATCGTTACCATGATCAGCTTGAATTAGATATGTCACGTTTACCAAGTCATCTTGATAAAGAGTTGCGCTATATACATCTTGAATTACAGATTCGCCAAGTTGGGCGTTTATTGCTGAATAAAGATTTTAGAAATGAAATTGAACGTGTAATGCCGTTTGGTGTGAAGCAAATCTTTAACCCATGGCTTAAAGCAATCGCTAATCAGACAGTCGATGAAAGCTCAGGGGTTCATCTGTTAGATAATATTTTCCGTGTGTTACGTCGTAATACTGGTATTGCGATTATGGCGGGTAATTTGAAAAACGCCATTGAGCAATTCACAGGCTTTACACAAGTTGCCGTTGCGGTACCGCCAAAGCAATTACTTAAAGCGCAGTCGCATTATTTCGCTTCAGTTGCAACGCGTGAAGATATGGCAAGCAATATTATGGAAATGTCAGATTTCATGAAAACACGTTTCGACCGTGCAGCTGATGAATACCGTTATGCCGTGGATGAAATTGTTTTTCAAAAGGGCGCAATTCAGACTGTAAAAGATTTCACTATGAAGCACGCGTATGTATTGCAGACAGCAATACAACGACCAATGGAAATGATTTCTTGGCAAGCTGCATTCAACCATTACACAGAGCAGGGCTATACACAGTATGACGCGGTTCATGCTGCTGATGCGGTTATTCGCCAATACATGACAGATATGTCACCTGAAGGTATTTCAAATCTTGAGCGCGGCACTCCTGCTAAACGTATGTTCTTGATGTTTTACAACTGGTTCAACATGATTTGGAATACGACTAGTTCAGAAGCTAAGTTAGCGCTTGAAGCAAGCAACGGTTCATGGGTTCAAGCTTCGCCACGTTTGGCCTATATTGCTTTGATGATGATCTCTATTCCTTCCATTTTATCTGAATTGCTCAGTGTGATATTTGCAGGTGGTTTACAAGATGGCGACGATGACGGCGATAAATGGGATGACCTATCCGCAAAACTTGCGCTTTCACAGTTAAAAATGCTTTCGGCTTTTGTGCCCTATGCGGGTAATGTGGTAAACGCTGCAATCAGTAATACAGACGATAGTGTCGTGAATGACCGTTATACAGCTTCACCAGTGTTTAGCATGGGTGAAAGCGGACTTTCATTAATCCAACATGCAAAACGTGCTTTAGATGAAGATAAGGAAGTAAACCAAGGTAAAGCAGCCAAAGATATGTTGAACACTGCAACACTTGCAACAGGTATCCCTTTTGCTGTTCTTGGTAAACCTATTGGTTATTGGCTAGCGATTGCACAAGGCAAGAAAGAAGCACCAGACAGCATTTACGATGCTACCCGCGGGACGATTACAGGAAAACATGCACCTGAAGATGATAAGTAATGATATGGCGTGATTGGTTGTTATTTTCCGTTATTTAACAACAATTTGCCTAAAAATTATAGTTGACTCCGTAATTTTGTTAGTTCAATATCTAACCAAATTACGGAGTTTTTCGCATGAATTATTTAGTCATAAAAAATCTAGGTCACGGTTTTTATTTAGGTAAAGGCAACATTAGACAAGGGGGTAAAGAATTTGTTGTTATTAAAAGCGATAAAGAATTACTCGTAGGTGCCGAAACATACAAATATGATGCCGAAAGCAATCAGTTATTGTGGGAGGGTATCCAAAACCTAGGACAAGTTGTTGTTGGTTTTGCTGATACTGAAGAGGAAGCGTTAGATTTAGCATTTTAAAAATTACAAAATGTCAACTGACAAGCGTATTTATTTTGTTAATAATATGCTTGTTAGTTGAAGATATTTTATCTAAAGCTGATTTTCTTTAACCCTTTATATGTAGGAGCTTTAATGTCGAAAAAACTTAAAATTGAAAGTTTATATAATGAATTTTTAAATAACGAAGACTATAAAAAATTAAATAATGAATCTAATGAAAGAAAAGTAGAAATATTTCTATCTGAAAAAATACACAGACAAATACTTCCTTATTTTTCCCAAATTGGGGTGCATTATCGAATTGATGATTATTATCTAATTATCGACCCTTTAGATAGTCCAGATATAGAAAACAAGAGCGAATTTCTAAATTGGCTCGAAAAGTCAATTACTGAAAAGCACCTGTTGACAGCACAAGACTAGCAACCAACTATTTATTTGTAAGCTTACCTAAAATTGGCTGTAGAGAATACGGCCTTTTTTATTGGTGTTTTTATGACTGTTTCTATTTCTGAGCGGCTTAGTCCTTTGTATGAAGGTAACGGCATTAACACACGCTTTGATTTTACCTTTCGGGTTTTCGATCAAGAGGACGCAAACGGTGTTTCAGTTAAACACCAAGTGGGTGCTGACTTTGAAAATGTTGATGAGAGCCTTTATACCGTAACGATTAACCCTGACAACCTAGGCGGGTATGTAAATTTTTTAACCGCTCCTGAAGTTGGTTTTGAATTTTACATTGCAGGTGAAACACCTGTAGATCAGCTATTAGATATTACGAACTACGATAATTTCTACCCTGATGCTATAGAACGGTCTTTAGATAAATTAACTGCAATTCTACAAGAGTGGGCTCATTCATTAGGATTTGAAAAATTATCTCGTGAAAAGGCGCTTGAATTACTCAACCTTGCTTTACAAGATCAAATTCGTGATCAAGGGCTTGCCTTAGATCAAATTGATGCCTTTGCACAAGACCTTGCGAATAGACTGCAAACCATTGTGGTTGAAAGGGGGTGGTTAGCAGAACTAATTGCTTATGATGGAGGTAACCAAAAGCAGTTTAATGATTTCCAAAAAAATCTAAACCTGACAATTATCAATTATGTTAATCCAAAAATGTTTGGTGCAAAAGGTGATGATATTACTGATGATGCTCAAGCTATCCGTGATTGCTTTAACTTCATGGTAGCCAATAAAGCAACTTTAAATGATCCTTCCTATTCAAAGTATCGCTATAACAGCAATATTTTAGTTAGCGCACCTAACCAGAAGCTCGTTATTAACGGCAATTGCCAATTCATAAGTGAAAATAATTACATAACGTTTTCAGGTACTAAGGAACAATTAGGTTATGTATCTTTTACAGCAGCAAAGAATAGTAAAACAATTACCTTAAATCAAAATGCAGTTTTAAATAAAGGCGATTTGATTGCGATTCACAACAGCCGTATCTCTTCTTTGTCTACCCATCGGGACTACTATTACGACGGTGAATATAAGACTGTAGAAGCATCTACCGGAAACGTAATTACTTTAGAATCCATGTTGGAAACCAGTTATCCATCTGGCATTGAAGATAAAGTATGGAAAGTAAACCCAATTATACTAGATGTCCGTGGTGTAAAGTTCATAAGTAGCGGTTTAAGTGCTATTAAAGTTTCATTAACAGCATATAGTTATTTTGATTTTAACTCTGAAAATCCATCGACATCATTTGGAGCACAAAACTCATTTAACCTTGACAGGGCTTATAGTTCTTATGTTGCTGGTGGGCGTCATGTCAAAACCAATCTTTCGGGTAGTGGGACAGATTACGGGATTATTATTGGAAATAGTCAAGATGTTCTAGTTGAAGCGGATTATGTGTATGGAGCTCGACATGGTTGTGCGATAGGCGGAGATGACACAGATATGGCTGTACCAAATCGTCGTGTTTACGGTGAAAAAATGACCATTGAAAACTCTCCTGCATCTTTGCTGCATGCGGCTGACATGCATGGCAACACAATAGATTGTCATTACAGAGACAATTATATAAAAGGCCGTATAAGTTTATCAGGACGTAACCCTAAATCTATTAATAATAAAATTCATGTTCATCCTGGTGATATTCGCGTTCCGATCGGGCTTTCAGAACTAATTGGCGGACGTGCTGAAAGTATTAATGATGAGGTGGTAACAAGCGGGGGCGCATCTTATGTTTTAGGATGGCTTGCTTCTTCTACAATACCAAAATCGTCAGAACCAACAACATTAGTTCTTCAAGATATTAAATTTGAAGGAAATCCTAATATGATTGGTGTTTTAGCTGCGTTTAATTTGCCAGTAAGTAGTAATTTGATTATAGATGGTTTCGAGCTTGTTGGGAGTGCTCCAATATTTGATCGCCTGTTAAATTATTCGGCAGGCACTTCTGCTGTTAAACCCTCGTTTATACAGATCACAAGACCGAAATATGCTGTTCCAGATACTATTATTTTAATTTCTGGTGATGCTGGACTAGTTGGCGTCGCTAAACAAGTATTTCCCTCTAGCGGCACTACTCAAAATAACGGTTCGTGGATAAGAAATTCTGATGGCACTATGGAGTGCACTTTCCGTGTTACAGCAACACAGCCCATTACAACAGTTGCTACTGGCGGTTATAAATCGGCAGATATTCAATGGACTTATCCAAAGCCCTTTGTTGTTGCTCCACCCCGACTAACCACAATGATTTTCGATAATGCTACTGTACAAGTTAAGGCTACAAGTGCAGGCTCTTCTTCGGCACAGTTGTATAGCTTTTCTAATGTTTCAATTTCAAGCGCGGGTATTAACTTCGACGTTACAGCTAAAGGCAGATTTCTATATTGAGGATTAACAAAATGTACTATGTATCTTATAAAACAGCAGGGCATCCGGTTTTTATTGGGAAGCTGCAAGAAGGTGAACAAGTTGGAAAAGCTTTTGTGGTTTACAAAAGTTTAGATGGTTTGCTTATTGGCGATGAAAAATATCTTTACGATGACGATAACAACGTCTTGCGTTGGGAAGGGTTGCTAGACCAAGAATATGAACGCGAGATTGTTGGTTTTGCTGATACTGAAGAAGAAGCTTTTTCTATAGCTAATTCAGCATAAATGGTACTTTTTAAATTAACACAAGCCCTGAAATATTCGGGGCTTTTTACTGTCAACAGAAAACGATACTTAAATTACACCAATCAATAAAATGATGAAAACATTAGATCGGTGGCAAAAATGAACGACCCTTTAACAATTAAATCCTTACCTTGGTTTATCAAGATTTGGGCAGCGGTGATGGGCGGCATTTTTGCGCTCATGTTGAGTGGTGATATCGACGTTGAAGGAAAGATAAAAATCAATATCGGTGTGATTATCAAATTCGCAATTAGCGTTTCAATTAGTTTATACGGCGGTTCAGCATTTATTGAATATCAAGGTTGGGGCCATTACTCGCATATGACCCAAGGCTTTGTGATGCTGATTTTTGCAGTCTTCGGAATGCTACTTATTGGGATTTGGTATCAGGCGATTCAATTACTAAAAGGCAAAACGATTAGTGAATTGATCTTTGAAATCCGTGAAGCTTTCAAGGCTATATTCAAATAGGAGAATGCCCATGTCAGTAGATAATGCAGAAAAAGTTGCGCAGGCTTATTCATGGTTACGTGCAATGTCTGGTGGCAAGCTTACACAAGAACAAGTAGCTGCGGGCGATTCAATTATTGCTATGAATGGCCTTAAAACATTTGCTCAAGTTATTGGCTATAAATTGGATAATTGCGTAACAGGCTTTCGTGATATCTCTGAAAATGGTTACAAGCTTATAAAATCGTTTGAGGGTTTTGAACCAAAAGCATATCAAGATACTGGTGGTGTATGGACGATCGGATACGGCACTATTAAATACCCGAACGGTACACGTGTTAAAAAAGGTGATATGTGTACTATGGCTGAAGCTGAAGAGTGGTTGAAAAATGACTGCGCTTGGGTTGATGCTTGTTTAGATAAATATTTAAAGTTCCAACCAACGCAAAACCAATTTGATGCACTAGCTTCATTGGTATACAACATTGGCGAAACAGCTTTTTCTAAAAGCACTATGCTAAAAGCGTTAAATTCAGGAAACTTTGCGGGCGCATCTGTTCAATTTGATAAATGGGTGTACGACAACGGCAAGGTAATTAAAGGCTTGGTAAATCGTCGTTTAGCTGAAAAGAAGTTGTTTCTGACATGAAAGTCTTTCATTGCAAGCGAACCAAGTTTGCACTTCTTTTAAGTGTAATGTGCATTCTGTTTTCGGGATGCACAGCACATTCAATTAATAACAACATTCAAGTATCATTGTGCGTAAAAGCATTATGAGTTTCTAATATGCCCCAAGTTATGATTAAAGGTTTTGACCATGCAAATACTAAAGTCATTGACCTTCTGGCTGAAGTCGACAAAGTAGGCAATGTTTTAAAAGTATTCGACTATAATGGTAATGAACTGACAATAAATTTAGACGGTACTGTAATGTTTAATAAAACACGTTGGCGCATACCTGAAAAGATTGATTTAAAATAAAGCCCCAATTAAGGGGCTTTTGATTATGCAGCGTTTAGCATTTTTGCTATTTCCGATGCGGTTGGGTTGTAATAAGTATTCACTAAAACACTAATTGTTTTATGACCTGTGATTTTTGCGAGAATTTCAACTGGTAAACGGTATTCATGAACGAATCTTGTAATTGCTTCATGTCTTGAATCATGGAATGTAATAACCCCATCCAAACCAACGCGACGTAAATTACGTTGCCAAATTAATCTGAAGGCGTTCGATGTGAGCGGTACCATTCGAGTATCGTTTGGATCCTCTGGCAACCAAGAGAGCATTTCTTTTGCCTTGGCCGTTAGGGGAACATCACGAGAAGAACCATTCTTAGTATCTAACAACCGGATAAAATCAGTAAAAATTAAATGCTTTTGCACGCTAAGTATTTCGCCTTTCCGCATAGCAGTTTCAAGGGCAAATAGAAATGACCATGCAACACGATGTCTTGGCTGAGTTGGTGTTTTACCCCACTCATAATCCAAGCCTTTAACAACTTTATCAATGTGGTCCTGATTAACGCGTTGATGCCTTGGCGGCGGTGCGGAAGGTTTAGTAATTTCTTTGAATGGGTTTTCTTTAGTTAAAAATAATTCTTTTCGTGCAAAGTCAAAAACAGAACTGTACATAGCCATTTCTCTAATGACTGTCGCACCTTTTACTTGCTTTAAACGTTTATCACGCCATTGTTTAACTAATGCGGGGGTTAAGTCGTGTATAGACTCATCTGCTAGTTCGCCCCAATTTTTCTTTAAACATTTTAGCATCTGGACAATTAAGCGGGCACTTTTCATTTTGCGGCCTTCTTCCTGATAGTACATATCAAAGAGGGCTTGAAAAGAGATATGGATTTTTTCTGGTTCTGAAACTGGTTGTTCAGATTGTAATTCTAATAGTTTGGTTGCGGCCCACTGTTCGCATTCACTAGCTGTGTCACGTGTGGCTGCGTAACGTTTACCTTTGAATCTAACTTCAATACGCCAAGCGTTGCCGCGACGGGTCGGTTTCTGCATTTTTAACACTCCAAATTTCATGGTGGCGCACTGCCGACAAAAATTGAAGATGTACAAATGACACCCACTTTTCTGGCGGCGGCACGGAAATATAAAGCGTTTTTTAATGTGAAATATGACTATTTTGAATAGTCATAGCTGACCTATCGACAATAAAAAACAAGCCGAAAAGTTACTGGAACCTTTCAGCTTATTGATTTTTAACAACAAATTTTGGAGCGGGAAACGAGACTCGAACTCGCGACCCCAACCTTGGCAAGGTTATGCTCTACCAACTGAGCTATTCCCGCAATGTGAGCACATTATAGAGTGTTTCATTAAAGTGTCAACACTCTTGTGATCTAATTGAACGTTTAATCAGCACGACGCCAAACTGTACCTTGACGTGTATCTTCAAGAACTACGCCTTGCTCAAGTAAAGACTGACGAATGCTATCTGCTTTCGCAAAGTCTTTTGCTTTTTTCGCATCAACACGTTGTTGAATGAAATCTTCAATTTCAGCATCAGACAAAGCAAGCGCTTCTTGTCCAATATCTGATTTTAAGAAATCATCTACATTGTGTTGTACCAAACCTAAAATGTTGGTGAGGTGACGTAATGTCGAATAAAGCACAGTCGCTTGGTCAGCTTGCTCTTCTTTTACAGCACGGTTTAACTCTTTGTTCAGTTCAAACAATACAGCCATTGCTTCAGCAGTATTGAAATCGTCACACATTGCATTGTTAAAGCGTTCAACAAAGCTTTGATCAAGCGTTTCAGTTGTCGTTTGCCCGTATACTTGTTGGTAAGCTTTAAATGAATGGTAGAAGCGAGTTAAAGAAGTTTTTGCTTCTTTTAGTGCCACATCAGAGAAGTTCACAGGACTACGATAGTGTGAAGACACAATAAAGTAGCGGATTACTTCAGGATGGAATTTCTCCATTACGTCACGAATCGTAAAGAAGTTGCCTAAAGACTTAGACATCTTTTCACCATCAACGTTAATAAAACCAACATGCATCCAGTAGTTTACATATTGCTCACCAGTCGAAGCTTCACTTTGCGCAATTTCATTTTCATGGTGCGGGAACATTAAATCTGAACCGCCACCATGAATGTCAAAGTGATTGCCTAGGCAGCAAGTCGACATTGCAGAACATTCAATGTGCCAACCTGGACGGCCATTACCCCAAGGGGACGCCCAAGATGGTTCATTTTCTTTTGCATGTTTCCAAAGCACAAAGTCAAAAGGATGTTTCTTTTCAACTTCTACATCGACACGCTCACTTGCGCCAGCTTGCATGTCATCAAGCTTACGGCCAGAGAGGCGACCATATTTTTCAAATTTGGTGACTTCAAAATAAACATCACCGTTTGAAGCAGGGTAAGCAGCGCCTTTATTTACCAAATTGCCAATCATATTTTGCATCTGGTCAATATATTCAGTCGCTTTAGGTGCTTCATCTGGTGCTAAACAGCCTAAGTTCGCTGCATCTTCATTCATGGCATCGATGAAACGCGTGGTGAGCTGTTGGATTGTTTCACCATTCTCATTCGCACGTTTGATGATTTTGTCATCGATATCGGTAATGTTGCGAATGTAGCGGACTTTCCAGCCTTGACTACGCAAAAAACGGATAATGTAGTCAAATGCAACCATAACTCGAGCATGCCCGATATGACAGTAGTCGTAAACGGTCATACCGCAGACGTACATATCGATGTGACCTTCTTTGCGAGGTACAAATTCAACTTTTTTTCGTTGCTCAGAGTTATATAAAACAAACGGTTGCAT